TGAATAGCCAAGGAGTCGAATTTTACTGGTCTACCAGCACGGCGGCGTCAACGGTTGCTGGGTGCCTCATCGGTGAGGTGACTGACTTTAGCGGGCCCGGGGGGCAAGCTGACGTTATTGACGTTAACCATATGGGAAGCACGGCACGCGAAAAACGTATCGGCATCCGCGACGAGGGCCAGATGACTCTCGGGATCAACTTTGTACCGTCCGACACGGCCCAGGTGGCCTTGCGTACAGACAGAGCTACCCGCACGATGCGTAAATGCGTCATCAAGTTTAATGATGCAAGCAGCAATTACGCCATATTCGAGGCGTTCTGTTCGGGGTTCAGCATCAGCGGCGGTGTAGATCAGAAGGTGGCGGGTCAGGTGGTGCTTGAGATTGCTAATGCCGTGACCTACGCAACGGTCATATAGGGGGAACCATGTCGGGTGTACTGAATAGCCAAGGCGTAGAGTTTTTTTGGAGCAACACCACAGCGTATTCGACGGCGTCAACTTGCTTGGTTGGCGAGGTTACCGATTTCTCGGGTCCTGGCGGTCAGGCTGCCGTTATCGATGTTACCCACATGGGAAGCACGGCAAGGGAAAAACGCATCGGTATTAGGGATGAAGGCCAGATGACGTTGGGCATAAACTTCGTTCCGGCTGATGTCGCGCAGACAGTTTTAAGATCCGACCGCGCTACCCGCACCATGAAGAAGTGCGTTATCAAGTTTAACGATACAACGCTGGCCGATAGCCAGAAGGCTATTTTTGAGGCGTACTGCTCTGGGTTTTCGATCTCCGGCGGCGTTGACCAGAAAGTATCAGGTCAGGTTGTTTTAGAGGTGGCCAACGCAGTGACATACACTACCGCATCCAGTTAAACCAACCATGACGACAGGAGGGCGACTTGCTTCTAACCAAAGATTCCATCCTCAAGGCTTCAGACCTTAAAACCGCAGATGTTGATGTGCCAGAGTGGGGCGGCAAGGTACGTGTCCGCACCATGACCGGCGCTGACCGGCAGGCGTTCTATAAGAGCAACACCAGCAAGGACGGCATGCCGAAGAACATGCTGGAGGCTCTCATCGTGGCAACTGCCATAGACGAAAAGGGAGAGCACATGTTCACAGCGTCCGATGTGTCGGCCCTTGCGTCCAAGTCGAGCATAGCGCTACAGCGTGTGTGGGACAAGGCGGCCGAGATTAACGGGTTGACACAGAAATCGGTGGAGGATATCGCGGGGGAATGAGAGTCCAGCCGGAGCGGATGTTTATGTTTCGGCTGGCGAAGGAATTAGGAAAAACGGTTAGAGAATTGGGCGAGTCATTAGATAGCAACGAGATCGCAGAATGGCTCGCTTTTTTTAAGGTTGAGCGGGAAGAATCGGAAGGCAAGCAGAAGCAGGACACCAAGAACAAGATGCAGGCGGCATTGAGCGGGATGGCTAAGAAGTGAGACGCACATATATAAAGAACAAAGTTCTAATCGATTGGTATGGTGACGAAATACTCAAGCAATTAGAACGAGGGAAAGAACATAGCGAAAGAGCGACAGCAGAACGTGTGTATCGACATGCTATTAATAATGCCAAACCAGGGACTTACCGTAGAAGTTATAGACAGTTTTATGTCAATAGAGCTGGGCATATGATGAGGATGAAGCCGTGGATGCAGCGTATCCCAGGAAGATTAAAGTCATCTATTGTCAAGTTGGCATCTAAATTCCAGCAGGGCGGATACATTGTTATGGCTGGAAATTTTTTGGCATATTATGCACGCATTGTTGAATATGGGACTAAAGCCCGCCGTCAGAAAACTACGGGGCGCTTTACTGGAATCCAGCATAAAGGTTCGCGCTATATGCGTAAGGCTATCGGACAAGAGAAGCGGTTTTTGCTAAATCAAATCCGGCAGCAAATAGCGCAACTTAAGGGGATGAATAGCTAATGGCTGACGCCACGAACGTCGGGAATGTCTATCTCGCAATCCGTGCCGATATAAAGCGGCTTTCGTCCGACTTGGCGCAGGCAGAGAAGGCTGCCAAGCAGGGGGCGGAGAAGATACAGGCGGCGGTTGACAAGGGGGTTGACTTCGACCGACTGAAAACTGCCGCCCTCGGTGCCGCTGCCGGTGTTTATGCGGCGTTCCGCACGATGGGGCAGGCGATTGAATCGTCCAAGATTGGTTCTACCCTGCTAAAGCAGTCCGAGGCGTTTGATAACCTTGCGGCAGCGTCAGGCAACAGCTCTAAAGCCATGATCGCGAGCCTAAAGGCTGCGTCACGGGGGCTTGTTGCAGAATCCGACTTGATGTCTGCGTCCGGTAAAGCGTTGTTAATGAACATACCGGCGGACAAGATTTCGCAGTTGATGGAAGTTGCCGCTGCTACCTCGCGCATGACGGGGCAAACAATCACGCAAGCGTTTGACGACATCACTCTTGGTGTGGCGCGGCAGTCGCGTCTTATTCTTGATAATCTTGGTATAATTGTAGATGTAGATTCAGCATATGAAAGATACGGTAAAACAATAAATAAAACAGCTCAAGATTTAAACGAAGCAGAAAAACGTCAGGCTTTTATGAATGCTGTTTTGTCTGCCGGTTCTGACATGATTAAGCGGCTGGGGGATGCCACGGGATCGCTTGACGGTGTTAATAAACTGCTGGCATCGCAGACAGAACTATGGGGAGAAATAAACAAGTCGGTTGCGATGTTCCTTGACGGTGAGCTGACCACCTATGCCAAGATAGTTGGATGGATTACCGACAAGTTGAAAGAAGCACGGCAGTCTGCCCCCTCGCGTGCGATGGAAAGCGAAGCGTCACAAATAGGGATGCTGGAGTCTTTAAGCAGCAAGGGGCTGTATTCAAAAGACTCCGTTGAGGCCCGCAAACGTGCTTTCTATCTTAAATACCAAGGCAACGATTACGGCAGCCTACCGGGTTACAAGTCGTCTGTTCGCGATCCCTACACAGGGATGGATCGTATCGGTGACAATACTGTTATGTACGACCCCAGTAAGTTCGATGATTACGTCAAGGCATTAGATGAAAAGGCCAAAGCAGAGCAAAAAGCAGCAGACGAAGAAGAAAAGGCGCTGAAACAATCTCAAGACGCTGTTGAAAAGCATGTTCAGGCGATGCAAAAAGCATGGATGGACATGAATAAGATTGAGGACCAAAACAGCGAATCGCGCTTTGTTAAGAAGGGTGGCGGTTGGAACGCTGGCCCACTGAACCCATATGGAGGCGCTACGATAGAAGAAGAAAACCAGATGCGCGAGTTTCGCATCAAGGCATGGAAAGAAGAAAACGACAAGTACCTATCCATTACGCAGCACACCGCCGAAGCCGTTCAGGACGCATGGGCGGATTTGTTCTTTGACGCCATGACCGGCAAGCTAAAAACGCTTGAGGACTATTTCAACGCATTTTATCAGTCTATTGCCAAGATGGCATCACAGTATCTATCCCAACAGGCAATAGGCGGTATCATGGGGTTATTCGGCAATACTGGGTCGCCTATCACGGCGGGCGATAGATTCGGTGCGATGTTTGCGACTAACACGCCGATTGCGGCTGGCGGCGTGTCGCACTTGGGCGGTGTTATAGGGAGCGGCGGAGTTGGTATGCGCTCCATCCCCGCGAGCTACTACTCCGGTGCGCCACGGTTGCATTCTGGCCTAATGCCGGACGAATATCCCGCTATTTTGCAAAAGGGCGAGGCTGTCATCCCCAAAGGGGGCAGCATGGGCGGCGGCGGTGGGAATACCTATTACATCTCGGCTATGGACACCAAGAGCATTGTTGACGCCCTGCGCCGGTCGGGCGCGGTCCCAATGTTGAGCGAGGAAAACATACGCGGCAACGGATCGCTCCGCAGGGCAATCCAAACGAGGGCGCGGTAGATGGCAGCATACCCCACGACTCCCAACCCTACATTCCCATATGTAATTGAGCCGGAATGGCGCACGATTGTGACCGAATTCGATAGCGGAGAGGAACAACGGCGCAAGAAATGGACGTATGCCCATTACAACATTCGTTTGAGCTACTACGGGCTTGAGTCGTCCGCTGTCGGCAACCTGTACGAGTTCTATATGGCCCGCCAGGGGGCCTACGAGGCGTTCAGCTTCTTCGACCCGCTCGGGGCGTCAACGCATACCGGGATGTATGTCGGGACCGGCGACGGGGCTACTACGACCTTTGATTTGCCGGGGAAGACGATGTCCAGCAAGACGATATACATCAACGGGTCTTCGATAGCATCTACCGTGTCAACTGCCGCTGGCACAGATGGTGCGGACTCTCTTAGATTTTCTGTTGCTCCGACTTCAACCCAGGTTATAACCTGTGATTTCGTAGGGACGCTGCGGGTGCGGTGCCGGTTCGCGGAAGACCGATTGAGCAAGTCTAATTTCGAGAAGTATCTATTCAGTGCCGGTATAGAACTGAAGGGGCTTGCGCCCGCATGAGGACAATCTCAACCGCGCTACAGGCAGAATTCGCAGACGAGCAATCCCAAGGTTATGTTCTCGTCAAGGTGTCTATGGGAAGCACCTACCGCTACACGGACTGCGATATCGACCTGTATTACAATGGCGACAGATACATAGCCAAGGGGTTTGCGCTTAACGGGATTGAGCAGTCGCCTGGGTTTGCGTCAGATTCAATATCTCTCGACATCGACAATGTGGACCGCACGTTTTCGGCTATTGTCTTGAGTGAAGACGCCGCGAACGCCCCCATAAGTGTATACTATCAGGCGCTGTCTAACACTTTCACAAGCAGTGTGTCTGCTGATGGGGTCGAGTTCGTTGACGGTGATGTGGTGTTTACGGATGATGATTTTGAATGGGATAGCCAACTATCAGCAGGTATAAGTAACGTCATCGGTACGCTTGAACTCTACAATGGTTTTTTGTCAGAGTGGAATTTAGACGAGCAACGGATACGGTTAAAGATCGGCAGTGAGTTCATGTTCTGGCACAAAAAAAGCCTGCGTCTGCCTACGCCTAATTGCCCATGGGCGTTCAAAGGTACCGAGTGCGGCTATGCCGGTGGGGAGACTTTATGCGACAAGTCTCCAGAGCGGTGTTCGGGTTTGGGTAATTACGTCAATTTCGGTGGGCGCAAGTTTGTATCAGATGTAGAGGAAAAAGAGATTTATTGGGGGCCTAAGTAAGTGGGATTTAGCCTAAAGAAAATAGGCAACGTCGTCGGGATGGTCTTGACCATCGCCGGAACGGCAGTCACGATAGCCGGTAATCCATACGGCATCGGAACGATTATGATGGTCGCAGGCGGGGCGCTTGCGGCGGCAACGGCAGACGCATGGGAGAAGAAACCAGACAGCCCCGCAATGGGTGGTCACCGCATGAATGTGCGGAGCAGCCGCCAGCCTGTGAAACTGATATACGGAAAGTGCGAAGTCGGAGTCAATAAAACATTCTACCATCAACAAAACCCATATTTGCACATTGTTGCAGAGATAGGAGAGGGACAGCTAAAAGGATTAGTACGCCAGGACGGTACAATTTACGGAACAGAAGCGACACAACTACCGGTAGATAACCCGCCGTTGGTCTATATGGATGACAAGCTGTGGACCGAATATGGCGGGACGGTCTATATGGAGTGGTTCTCAGGATCTGCCACGCAAACCGTATGTACTACATTACAGACAGCCAGCAATGGTATATGGGACCAAGCATTACGGTATACGTCCTATCTGTATATCCGCTTGGCATTCGATATAGACCAGTGGAAAAAAGAGCCTGACGTTACAGTAGTTGTACACGGTCTTAAGGTCTTAGACCCTATCACCGGCGTGACTGATTGGTCAGATAACCCCGCGCTGCATTGTTACGATATCATTACACGTTCGTCCCAACGTGGGGGGCTTGGTGTTTCATCGTCTAAAATAGACTTGGATGCTCTTGAATCATCCCGAGACTACTGCACATTCAAACTGTGGAAATGTAATTTCCCCGTGGGTGAACAGCGTCCTGTTTCTGACAACCTTGAGCAGTTACTCGGTTGCTTCCGTGGCGTGATTATTTATTCCGAGGGCGTGTTCAAAATTCTTTACATGGACACGCTTGCCAACCACTACGAAACCGAGGTTCTATCGTTCGACGAGTCTGAAACGGTAGCTGGGTCGTTGTCTATATCGATGCCGGATATCTCCGAGCGCTACAACGCCGTGCGGGTTACCTACCTTGACCAATACAAGAATTATAAGCCTAACGATTTTACGCTTGCCCCCGCCGCAGCGGTAGCCGCAGACGGTGATTATCGCGAAATGGCGGTTTCGTTGTTCGGGTTGACAGATATAAATTTAGTCCAGAGGATGGCTAACTTCCTGTTGGAACGCAACCGCCTGCGCACTATGTTGTCTGTGACGCTGGGGGAACGCGCCAAGCAGTTAGAACCAAATGACCTGTTCTATTATTCCCATGAAATGCCAGGTTGGGACAGCCAGCTGTTCCGTGTTCAATCAGCAACTATACAGCCTGACGACACTGTGTCCGTATCTGCTGTCAGCGAAGCGGACACGCTTTACGATGACACATACAACCCGAATACAGGAGATTACCACTCCACTACGCTGTTGGACCCGAATACGACTCCCCCCGAGGTGCTGCTGGTTACGTTGACCGAAACCGTCTATGCTTACAGGCTACGGTCACAGTCGCGTCTTGATGTGGCGTTCACGCCGCCTGCTAATTATCCGTGGTTTGAGCATGTCGAGGTCTGGGTAAGCACTGACAACGCGAACTGGAATCACCAGTTTAACGCGAAGGAAGACTTTAGCATCGACCCTGTCGAAGAGGGGAAGACCTATTTTGTTAAACTGGTAACAGTAAACGTATTCGGGACAAAGATAGAATTTTCTATAGCTCCAAAATATTCTAAATTTATAGACGGAAAATCCGACACGGTTCCGTCTAGCTTGGCAGGGTTGCAGGCAGTCATCACCGAAACAGCGCTTAACCTGTACGCCGACAGGTTGACGGACGATGATATCGAACTGTACGAATATCGGCTTGGTGTTACATGGAGCGGGGCGGTATTCTTAGCCTCGCAGCGTGCGCCTAACCTTAGCCTTAATGGTGTCAAGCCAGGGACGCACACCATATGGGCGAACACGTTCGGCAGCAACGGCCTGTATGGAGATAGCCCGGTGTCGATCACGGTAACGATACCAGATCGGCGCGGATGGACAGCTTCAAGCACATTCACAGCGACAACGGCCGGGACGTACTCAACCGCCATAGACTACCTGTACAATTCTTCACATTACATCCAGGCTAACCATACGTCTGGTCTGGCGGGCTCGTTTGCCTCGACTATATTTGACACCACGACAAGCAAACAATACTTGGCCTATATCACGGCAGACCTGACAGTTATTGGTACTGGTTCTCTTTGGTCTGATTTGCTTCCTACTACAGCAACACTATGGAGCGAATCGTTGACCACATCGCGCACATGGTCTGAAGCGTTTGCTCCGGACGCAGCTCCGGCTATCACCATGAAACTACAGTACGGTGATACGACGGCTCTTGGGTCTACGCTGGAACGGCTTGAAATTCTAAGCGGGATTATAACTGGAAGATACTTTAAGGCGGTTGTTAATATAGTAGACCCACAACCATCCATATACGGGATAGTACAACTGCCAGTGTTAAAGCTGGCAACATAGAGGGCTTATGTCGCAGACATTCACGGAAGATTGTTTTGCAGCAGGGCACGCTGGTCTTACAGATCTACAGAATATGGAGAACAATTTTTTGGCGCTCAAGACACTGTTTAGCGGGTCTTCGGCTCCAGCAAATAGTACCGGAGGAATGCCGTGGTTTGACACCGCTAAAAAGGTTCTGAAAATACGCAACAGTACTAACGGGGCGTGGCTTGGAATTCATTATTCGTCAACTGTGCCACGGTTTTGGGTCTATGGTCATAACCCCGAGGACGGATGGCTGGTGGATACAACCGTTTCGGATAGGATCATAGCTATCAAGGGCGGTAGCCAGGCATATAACGCGAACGGTGGTACGTTGCAGGGATCGTGGACAATTTCAGGAACAACTGTGCTCGGGTCTACCCACAACCATAAGTATTATGGTGTAGGATCTGATGTAACTAACGATTACGGGTTCGATGCTTCTGGAGATGGTTTGTCTATCTCCATAAATACATCTAAGGCCGGTGGAATAGGTATATCAGCTTCAACCGGTGATGTTATAGCTACTGACCTTTACACGGCCAACAATCCCCATGCTCACTCATTGAGCAACGACGCGACATGGCGTCCAGCGGCAGCAGTTGGCACCCTTCAGTATATGGGGCTTTAAATGACTAAAGATGAATTCAGAACAATCATACGCGAAGAGGTGCAGTCGGCTGTACGTTCTGCGCTCACAGTGACAATGACTATCGAGCGGGTCAGAGACGAACGCACCGGGCAACCATTAGCTGTAGTGGAACGCAAAACAGAAGAAGTGTTTTTGCCATCGGTCATCGTGCAAATGTTACCGTTTCACGAAGGCGCAATGCGCGGGTTTCAAAACGACCTGACGCGCACAAAAAGATCGTTGGATAGCGCGAACACGTTTATCAACCGCTTGGCTGATGTAGTAGAACGACAGTCACAAATTAACATGATTGGATACCATGCAAGCGACCCTGAATAACGATATTGTGATTGCGCTCGGTCGCGGATCAGTAACTATCCCGGACGACTACCCGCGTGATGTTGGATGGGAGCGCTTGCGGTGGGACGGAAAACAAATCGTTGACCTTGCCACGCTGACGGGTATGTGGGTTGAGTTCAGTAATGGCATGTTCATACTGCATTGCATAGAACTGCCGAATACCACATATTTAGATATGGATTATTCGCAACGTAAAAACCTATATTTTGATGGGGCGGTAAAACTAAAAACGCAGGCGCAGATCGATTCTGAACTGATAGCAAAACAGACAAACGCTATATCATATTTTTTGGAGTCAAAAATAATTACGGCTGGAAACATGGCTGAACTGTTTATGGTATTGACTGGTATTGTGGCGTTGACTGCCATTTATGCGCGGACTGGGAACGCGATGTCCGGTGCTGCGTTGACATCGTTGATACCGAAGCTGCAATCGTTGCCGTTGACAAAAATAGCTCCTTTGGTCCCAGGTGTCGCGGACACATTGGCAGAGATATTCAACCTGTATTTTTCTAAACTTGAGGGGGTGAAATAGATGGGTCGCGCTCGCGTGTTCAACTCAATTTTCGGCGGGACTACCGGCGCGCTCGACCGGGTTGCCTCAAGTGCCATTACAAACGGCGACATCGCATTCGTTGTCACCACTGGCGCTGCATACTTTTACAGCTATGTCTCCACCCTCACTGCGGCGGAGTCTACTGTGGCACCGTGGACGTATGTCAGGCCGGACGATTATGGGTTATCCGGCGTGTGGCGGCAAACTACCGTCTACACTCCGTTGACGACGGCCATGTCTACCGTTGTGTCCACAGCAGCCGGGGCGTGGGATACTGCGCCAACCACGGTAGCTCCTGTAGCCCCAGAAGTCGGGCATTTTTATTGGGCAGACAATGCGGGATGGGACCCGATTGGCTCTACCGGGGCAGAACAGTATTTTGCACTCTACACCACAGACTCTACTTATGTAGGGATTGTTGATCTCGCGGGAAATCTGCTGCTGAGCGGCATCGACATTGACCTAACATCGGTTTCCACCGCAGACGATTCGATTCCGAGCGCTAAAGCCGTCAAGACGGCGCTCGACCTGAAGGCAGACATCGCCGGCGGCCCACTGCGCGCCCAGGAAGTCGCCGGGAATGCGTCAACTACATTGACCACCTCGCAGATGGCAAACGCCATCATCTACAACACCGGGCAGACCACGGCGGATGTGGTTCTGACGTTGCCAGCGGCAGGCGTTGGTCTTTCTGGTCTTTTTGTCGTCGGGACTACGGTTGCCAACGATTGGAAGGTGCGGGCCTCGACGGCGAATAAGTTCTACGCCATTGCATCGTCAGATGGCAGCATCTCGGCAGGGGCCACAGCGGGATATTATGGTTTTGACGCGACTACGTCTATAGGGTTGAGTTTCGCGGTATGGTCTTTCCGGTCGTCCACAGTACCGGATTACGATTGGTTGGCGAAGTGCATTAGCGGTACGCCTTCCACATCGGCCCCAGCGTGAGGTGACTGATGTTTTCTCCTGCCATACAAGCAGCTGTCGGCACAAGAAACACGGGCGCGGGAAGTTCTCCAGTGACACGTTCTGACGGTTTCAGTACGGCCGAGAACCCACTCGCTACAAATTGGGAAACATTCCCAGGCCAAGCAGCGATGATGGCAACAAATGGTGCCGCAAGTGGCACAGATGCTTCTGGTAGTTTTGCCGCTTTTTGGGACGCCGACGTTTTTTCTGACAATCAGTTCAGCCAAGCTAAAATATATGGGGCTAACGTAGGTGTGGCTGTTAAAGTATCATCTGCTGTCGATTCATTTTATCTAATGAAAAGAACTACTGGAAATATATTCCAAATGTGGCGAGTCAATGCCAGTAGCTGGTCGCAGTTGGGGGGGAACTATTCCATAGCGCACACGGACGGGAAGGTGCTGCGTTTGGAAGTTAGCGGGACAACATTGACACCATTATACGACGGGACGACACAGGCATCCCAGTCTGATACGGCCGTTACCGGGCAACGGGTCGGTATGATGTGCGAGTCTAACTACGCATCTGGTGCATATCTTGACGATTGGAGTGGTGGGGAGTTATGAAAAGGTTTGTATCTATTTTATTGTTGTTGATATACTTGCCTGTGTATGCGGGTACATTTTTTTCAGATAACTTCGACAGTGTTTATACACCAGATGTTGCTCATTCTGGTAACTTCCCAGGCGCATCCACTAAAGGATGGAACGAAGCCTATGCGTCCTCTCCGTCAACCCATGAAATAGACTCGGCGCGATATCACTCTGCACCCTACAGCCGCAAGACGGTCATAGTTAATGACGGCAATCTATCCCACTGGGCGGTCAACTTCTCGGCAACGAACACCCTCTATGTGTCCTATTGGGTGTATTTTGATTCGGCGTTCGATTGGACATTTACGGCAGGCGGGGCGGGAGATGGAGCGTCTGAAATAAAATGGGGCCGCTATTTCAAAGACCCTTTTGGCACTGAGGGAAACCTTGGGCTTATCTCGCAGCATATATGGCCGACAGGACGTAACGGAGCTTGCCCCAACGGCCCTTGCATGGAATGGGCCGCTCCGTGGATTGACGATCTGAATCACGTCTGGCATTCTCCCGATACTACATTTAATAACCTTGACGGAGGTTGGCATAAATTAGAGTTCTACTACGCCATGAACACATCCGGTCAAGCCAACGGCACTATGATGTATTGGATTGATGGCGTTAAGCAGACCATCAAGTGCTTGGGAACCGGGGCTACCATGTCGGATAACGGGTTTGCATTTCACCCTACCGGGGTCCCGTTTGTAGCAACATGGGCGCACGATAATATCAACGGATACCCTTCTCCATACGCTACGTTTTGGATAGACGACTATTTATTGAGCACAACAATTGGGGGCGGGGCTGACACCGACCCTCCAGCGGTCATGTCAGTCACTGTCAGCACATCTGGGACTACACTGGCAGTCAATTATAACGAGCCTGTTTCAGGAGGTACATCTGGAAACGGTGGTTTTACCATAACGCCGTCAGGTGGCGCAGCCACTTTAACGTACGCTTCAGGGTCTAACTCGTCCACGCTATACTACACAATAAGCCGTGCAATTCAATATTATGAAACACTCACGATAGCATATACTAAACCTGGGTCAGTATTCGTTGAGGATTTATCTGGCAACGACCTTGTTTCTCCAATACCATCTGCGGTAACAAATTATTCGACGCAAGGTGGGACGCCTCCAACCGTAACGTTTCCATTTTCAAACGCCAACCCGATCATAGGTGATAATGACGAATATGATGACGTTTACGTCGATGATTATTTGATGGCGTTGGCGTCAACTGGTGCGATTAACCTGAAAGGGCTTATCACATCAAGCTCAATAACTCCATATAACCAATATGTGACATCAGCAGATTTCGAACGTATGCACGCCGACAGGACAGCAGCCTACAACGCTGCCGTAGCGTCTGGTATGACAAACATACCAGCTCCTGTTACTGGCGTTAAAGGGCATTTGAGCAAGCCATTGTCAGGAGTTATCGATGACACCGTTTCAATCGGGTCAACCGGTAGCGAACTTATCGTCGCGGAAGCTAACTTGGCGTCTGTGGCTGTACCACTTGTTGTAATAGCAGGCGGCCCGCTTACAACGATTGCGGATGCATATCTGATTGACAACACCATCGTAGATAAGGTGATAGTGGCTTACCTGGGGGATTCGGTATCTGGGTTTGACAACTATAACGGATGGGCTGATGGTTGGGCGGCGAACATCGTCCTGCAAAAGTTTAAAATGGTAATTTTCCCTGTTGTCACATTTTACGATACATATACACCAATTATTACAAAATCTGAGTTGCTTACGTTGCCGTCGAGCACATGGTCAACTCTTATGTATAACAAGCAGCATTCTTCCAACAACCTTCCGAATGACCAAGACGCAGACGGACCGCCTGCCATAGCCATAATGTTAGGAGAAAACTACGCGCTCACTACGCAAAACGTAGAGTATAGCTCTCTACAGAATTTGACATTGGAAGGAAACGCGCACGAAGTCCCTATGTTTTCTGCTGGTGGTTCAAGTAGCATTCGTGTAATCACCGCCGATAGGGCTTTAGCAACTAATGAGTGGTGGCGTGCAGTTCGCGCTAGTCTGCAAACACCGCCGCTGTTGTCGAACCTATCACCGAGCGGAGCGGTGTTGTGCACTGAAGACCCACTTCCTATAATCTATACATTAAATACGAATGTAGACGCAACTTGTAGGGGTTCTTTAACCAATACGACATATGATCTAATGGGGGCCGGTGCTACTTTTGACACCACAGGAGCTAAAGCACATACCTCTACTGCTTACCCTGGAGTCGCATGTGGAGGCACGTTCACGCTGTATGTACATTGCCGCGATGTTAACGGAATGACAACTATAACACCTGGAATAATATCGTCGTCAGTGCTTGTGCCAAACTACGCTATCCCACGGCCGATAAAGATAAACCCAGGAGGGACTGTGATGCGCCACGATCCACACGGAATGGGAATTGAGCGTCAGTGATTGAGCAGACGGCCACGCACAAGACATTCAAGCACGGACGCTTTTCTGGAGGTATATTGAGATGAAAAAGTTACTCATTATGGTCGCCCTTGCGCTGCTTGTTTGTGGCGCTGCGTGGGGAAGTGTTGTCAATGACGATGACGAGTGGTTTATTCTGATAAAGTCTAAAACGACCACGACCGGTGATGTGGTGCTTTGGGACGGCAGCAACGACAAAATACTCTGGGACGCATCGGGCGATAAAATTCTGTGGCAATAAGGAGCCGCGACATGGTTAAAAAACTGATTGGGTGTTTGTTTTTGCTTCTGGTGATTGTGACCGCTGCCTATGCCGCAGACCAAGCCATTTCCGCGAGGACGGAACTTGCGGCGGCTCCGGCAACGGATGACATCCTACCAATCTACGACACCAGCACTACGAGCGGTAAACGGATAACCGTTGCCAATCTTATGAAGGCACTCGGGTCGGCGGTTTCAGGTTTGACAGTACACGCCGACAACCTTGCAGCTAATCTTAAATCTATCGCTGGACTAACGCTGGCAGATGTTTCTATCATTGAGGGAACGGGAGATGGCGCAACAGCGGTTGTTACCTCTGGCGGCGCTAACCGTCTGTTGGGTAGCAATAGTGACAACTCTGCGTTGGAGTTCAAGTCCACGCTGACGGGCTTGACCTTCGGTGGTTTCACCACCTCCGCCGGTATGGTCCCACTGACGGACGCAAGCGGTAATCTGGTAAACTCCTATCTGACAGTTGCCGGTCCAGCATCTACGATGAAGACCAAGACCTTCAGCAACGGCAATGCTACCGTAATGGAGGAAGGCGTTTCCCACGGCGGCTACATATTCGGGGATACAACCCCCGATGCTGACGGCGAAGTTGGATATGCATCCAATACTTACCTATGGTTCGCAAACAGCGAGGACCTGAAGGTCACAGCGTCCGCGAATATGTGGACATGGGACAGCAACACTTCGGCGGCGTTTACGTTTACGCCTGCCGTAACAGTGACTGGAACACTTACAGCGAATGGAACCCTTACCACTACCGGAGCCACTAATATTGGTGACGGTGGAGATGACATCCACATCCTTCTCAAGAAGACCGTATCAGATGGAACGTGGAGCGGAACGACTGTCAACCTGACATGTCATGAAACTATTGCGTTCGGTAAGCCGGTATTCGTTAATTCAGACGGTGAGGCCGCGCTTGCCAATGCAACGGCTGCGTCTACCATGCCCGCAATAGGTCTTGCGGTGGTAGGGGGGAATGCAGCGGATACCTGCACGATTCTAATCCACGGCATTGTGGCTGAAACCGATTGGACTTGGACTCCCGGCGGGACCATCTATGTGGATGATTCTGCATCCGGTGTACTAACGGCAACTGTGGGAGATGTGTCAGGTACAGATCATGTGGTACAGATCATGGGGATTGCGCTCCATGCCGATGCGATGTTGGTCAATCCTTCGTTCAGCACGATTACCTTGGAGTAGGGCCATGAAGAAACTACTAGTTTTCTTCCTATTGTTCCCCTCCCTATGTTTAGCCGCGAGTGCGGTCAAGAACTATAACGGGGTTGTAGACTCGTCGGTCAAACTAATTCAAGGAAAAACAAGCGCGGATGTAAAAACTGCGAACGGGGTAGATTATAATGACCAGGATAGCACAGCAGACTCTTGTACTGGTGGTTTGCTACTTTCAGCCCACTTCGAAAACAGCGATACGGTGACAAGTGGAACACCGACAGGCTGTAATTCTAATGCGGATCAAACGTGGACATTGGGAGCGAATACAGCCTATAGCACTACTCAGAAGTCGGATGGTTCGTATAGTATAGCCGCTACTTCTGACATGGGGCATGTTAAAAGCGCGGTTATTGGTATTGATGATTGCGCTGATGAAGGGACACTTATTTTTGATATTTTCACAGATGTAGGGATAGTCAATGGTGCACGATACGCATATCTGTATATAGACGCAAATAATTTTGTAGAGGTGTTTGGTGATTCGTCATCACGTTTAGGTGCTACATTACGAGCAAATGGTAACTATTACCCTACAGGTTTGGTTACTGTCGGGACGGATGCTTTTCATACAATTACAGTTAAATGGAGTTCTACGCATAATCCTTCTACTTCTATACAGGTAGACTCTGGTACTGCTTCTACTAGTTCTGGAGCTGTATCAAGCGCTATAGTAGGATCATTCACCACCCTACAACTTGGTAAGGGCACAAGCTATGATGGAGAGGAATGGTTTATAGATAAAGTCCAACTATGGGACTCATGGAAATGACGACAATACTTACCATAATAGTGATATTGTTTTCGTCCCATGCGTTTGGAGCAAGTTATTACGTTCAAACAGGTGGTAACGACAACGCAGCAGGGACACAAGTAGCCCCGTGGGCTAACTGTCCCGGCATGACTGCATGGTCAGGATCGGCTACGCTATCAAGCGGGGACACGGTATATTTTAGGTCACAGGATACATGGTCTTCTATTGGAGAGTATTCGCGCATTTTGGCGGCGACAACGAACGGTGTAACCTATGATGGGGCAACCTATGGAAGTGGAACAAGGGCTAAATTTGTAGCATCAACAGCCCGCTCTCCCGGTGCGGATGGCATAGTATCATTGGATGCCAGTAATATATTTTTTAAAGGATTTGAAATAGACGGTAATAATAAGAAGACCGGAGGACTTTATATCGGGAATTACGCAACATCCAACATAAGTAATATTGAAGTTAACAATATCAACATACACCATAATGGCGATCCAGCATCTGACGAATATTTATATGGATTGCTTGTTTCTGCAACCCGTGAATCTCCAAATAATATTGTCATAAGCGATGTCAGAATACTGAATAGTTTAATCCACGACAATGGAGCTGAATCAATAGCATTATATCAATCATGGGGACATTCTGGCAATAGAACCAGTGGCGTATTAGTACAAAATTGCACGATATATAATAGCGGTACTACGAACGCCACATTAAAGGGTGCAGGGATCACAATAGCCAATGACACAGATAATGTAACCATTGAGTATTGCACAATCTATAATCACTATTATGGCTTTTGGATTAGGTCCTCTTCGGAGGCAGACTCAGGAGGAGCACCTAACAATTTCACTATACGTTATAATATTATTTATAATAGCTATGTCTATGGAATACAGCTTTTTGCTCCTGCAAATGATACTCAGGGATACGATTTTTCAGGTAGCATATATAGTAATATCATTTACAATACGGGTAATGCTCCCATCGGTTCATGCCATGATACTGTTGCGTGGGATATTGAAATAGGGTCATACGATTGGAATAATAGTGCGATTAACATCTACAACAATACCATATCGAGTACAGCAAACCAATGTAACGCTTCAAATGCTGGTGGCATCAGTCTTGGGAAAAATGGTGGGACGTGGGCGGGTGCTCCAACAATAAATTTGAAGAATAATATAGTCTACACCAACACACTACCAGTGTATGATGAAAATACCTATCTAGTGGAATCGGCCCATTCCAATAATTTAATTTATCGTACCTCTGGTGCGAACGATTCTCATATTGGTCTTTATCGTCCTGAAATTGTAAGTTACAACAGGGCAGCTGTCACCACGTGGGAATCATCGGCGCAGAACACCGACCCTGCGTTTACCGGAGGTAGCCTCCCGACCGGGTTCACCGCAAATGTACCCGACACCGCTTATTTTGCTATAGCATCCGGTAACGCGCTTAACAACGGAGCCACGTTGGGCTCACCATACAATGTTGCCATTACAGGAGTTTCACGTCCGCAAGGGGCTGGATACGACATCGGAGCGTATGAGTATTTTGTCGGGCAACTGATTTCGATTGGAGCAGGGGCGTCTACGGTAACTCTCGGCGCAGGCTCGCAGACGATCACGATAGCACCTTAACCTCAACCCCGCAGGAGAACACTGGCATGGCAGACGCGATCAACTGGGACGATCCGACACGGGATAGACGCAGACACGACACACCAGGGCGCAGGGCGAGGGACTACGACACATGCCATTACC